CCTCCGGCAGATAGTTCTGGTATGTTTTTCATTGACATAGATATTTATCTAATAATGTTAAGGTTTAAAGTTGATAAGTGCAACCATTTATAATATAATTAGTGTATGAAGATTAATGTATCACACGAGAGTCCGATCAGCATTCTAGAAGAATCGATGGAGTATAATGATTACGGATACGCATTAGTGCATCTGTTTGAGACCCACCCGCAGTATTACAGATGGTTTAAAGACATGAGAACACAAACAAACACGCCAGTGTTGTTGGACAACAGCATATTCGAGTTGAAGAAGGCTTTTGATGCAGACAAATATTATGAATGGGTAGAGAAGCTACAGCCCAACTATTACATTGTACCAGATGTTCTTGAGAGTGGTGTGGATACCATACAAAAATGGAAAGACTGGGTGGTGAACTACAATGACAACACGGACGCTTTGAGAATAGGAGTGGTGCAAGGCCGGGATTGGAATGAATTGGTCAAGTGCTACAATTTCATGAAGGACAGAGCCGATTACATAGCCATAAGTTTCGATTACAGCTATTATCTGCATACTGGTGTGGTGGAGGATGATTGGGCGGACACTACGTTGATGAAGTTCTGTACCGGTAGAAAGCGATTCATACATCAGTTGATAGATGAAGGTATCTGGTGTTGGGACAAACCACACCATCTGCTGGGTTGTAGTCTGGCGAAAGAATTTAGATACTATGTTGACAACAATATACACAACATACACAGTGTAGATACAAGCAATCCAATTGTCGCGGGCATCAAAGGAAAGAAATATAATGATGTGTTTGGTCTGCCTAACAAGCCTAAAACATTGTTAGCTGATTTGATAGATCATCAAGTAACAGCACAAGAAATGGAATGCATAAAATACAACACCGACATGTTCAAGAAAATACTAAACAGGTGACTCTTTTGAATAACAAACGATGGGTGGCATTTTTCAGCCATACCGGTAATGAAATAAACAATCTAGCCAAAAAAATAGGACGCTATCCTGACAGAGTGATCACCAACCGATCACCTGACAAAGACATGAATCAAGAGCTGTTGTCATCCACTGACATAGTGTACACCAGAAGCAAACCGGATGCAGAGGATTATAGTAGAGTGCTGAAAGATGATGAATGTGTTGTGACGTTGCATGGGTGGATGAGAATATTACCAAAGAGCATATGTGATGAATATGAAATATACAATTTGCATCCCGGTTTGATAACAAAATACCCGCAATTGAAAGGAGCTGATCCGCAATCACGTGTAGCTGCAGAGCAAGACGAATCGGTATACAAGCATGTTGGTTGTGTCATACACAGAGTGACTCCCGGTGTTGACGAGGGTGAAGTGTTGGCTAGTGTATCCACATCAAATGTCTATTCAGGTGAGAAGATGTTAACAAAACAATTGCATAACATGGCATTAGATCTGTGGGTAGATTTCATATCTCATGAGGATATTTAAGCTCAATAAAGAAGATGATATACAAGTTGGTAGCGTTGTTAGGTACAAGGATACCAACAACAACAAACGAGTTGGTGAGGTGTGTAGCATCCTCGGAACCGGAGAGAATATCAAGTATGAATTGATCATGTATGACAAGCGTTTGAAGCCTGTTATGTCCACTGACAGCACATACAAACGTAAAACAGTCAAGAGTGACAGATGCAAATTGATAGATGTGAACTTCAAGTTCAACATCGGTGAAAGCTTTGAATTGGGTGATGTCATATGCAAAACATCAGGCTTGACAAAACGATACGGTGTAATTGTTGGTTTCTTGCATCCGGATGGTTTGAACACTACATCCTACGAGCGTGGTTACAATGGTGTTGATCTGTTGCAATGTGTGGAGATCAACAAAAGAGGGTTGCAGCGTAAACGTGACATGATGGGAAACGTAAAGAGATTCACAGCCAATAAAAGCAGTGTCAAGTGTTGTGAAGTTGATCTATGGAATCGAACGGGCCCAAAGATCATAACAAAATAATGGCACCATGGCACAAGTTAAATTTCAAAGGCAAATTGATGTCTGTATCTTGTATATTGAATATAATAGCTGCGGTTGTTATAGCTAGTGAAGGTTCTTATTTTGCGACCGTGTCATGGTTTTTTGCTATGTGGTGCGGGGTTTTAACATTGAATAAACATTATCAATACAGAGATGCAAAAGAAATTAATGACGAAAGACAAAAATAGACAGTTTGAAACCGGTGCTCAACGAGACACAGGTGAAGGTAAACTCCGAATGAGTTTGGTACCACAACAAGAATTGAAACGTGTGATGAAACGTTATCTGGATGGTGCTGAAAAATATGGTGAAAACAACTGGATGAAAGGCATGCCATTGAGTGTGTATTATGATTGTGCTCACAGACACCTTGAAGCGTGGTGGAGATGTGAAGATGATGAGGATCACGCCGCAGCTGTTGTGTGGAACTTGTTATGTGCCATGCATACGGAAAAAAAGGCTCATGATATTGACGCTTTTCCTAATGAGAAAAAAATGGATGATCGTGTCAAATATCCAAAAGATTAGTGGACATTTTACGTTGAATATAATATAATTTATTTATGTTAGTAAGTTTCACAGGTGCACAGTGTACAGGTAAAACCACTTTGCTTAAAAAATGTAAGAGTGAAGCCACGTTCGATGGATGGAAATTTGTTGATGAAGTCACGAGAAAAGTAAATAGAGGTGGTAACAGCATAAACGAATCCGGTGATGATACAACTCAATTGTTTATATTGAGTGAACATTTACACAATCACCAGAAACGTGACACCAACTACATGCTGGACAGATGTATACTGGATGGTTATGTATACACCAGGTGGTTGTATTTAAACGGTACAGTGAGTGAATGGGTGTTGAATTATGCTGGTAATTTACTGTCACATCTGATAGACAATCTAGATGTTGTGTTTTATACACAACCAGAAGATGTACCTCTTGTTGGTGATGGTGTGAGAAGTGTGAATGTGGAATTTCGACAAGACATTTTAAATATATATGAAGAGCTGTTCGCTAGAAACAACAGCTGGATGTACAAATTAGTTAGACTGAACGGTGCAGTTGAAACAAGAATGAACACAATTTTAAATAAAATCAATGAGAAAACAAACATTAGACAATAGTAGAATAACAAAACATTTAGGCCAAACATCTGAGTACAAAGATCAGTACGATTCTTCACTGCTTGTGAATGAACCAAGGAGCAACAATCGGACGCATCTTGATATACAAGATGATGATTTACCTTTCGTGGGTTATGACACATGGAACGCATATGAAGTGAGTGCACTGACGAATAATGGACTGCCAGTCGCTGGTGTTGCGAAAGTGGTGTACCCGTGTGACAGCAAGTACATTGTTGAGAGCAAGAGTATTAAACTGTATTTCAATTCATACAACATGTACAAGTGTGGAGAGACACCCGAAGATGTGATGAAATTTATTGATGATAAGGCCTCAGAAGATCTCTCAAAACTCCTGGAGACCGACGTGCAAGTAAAGACATTACCAGCTGATATCATATCCAAGGGAGACAATGTTTTGTGTAGAGACAGTTATAACACGTTAGAGAGTTGGTTTGAACAAGGAGAACTATCTAGCATGCAATTGGAAACATATAATGAATCTCCAGATTTGTTGGAGGTTGTTGACGATACGGATGGAGTGTTTTCTTCAACAGTTAGATGGCACAGCAGTTTGTTGAAGAGCAATTGCCGAGTCACAAGTCAACCAGATTGGGGTGATGTTTATATTAGCTACACAGGTCACCATCATGTGAGCCCGGCCAGCTTGTTGAAGTACATAGTGTCATTTAGAGATGAGTGTCACTTTCATGAAGAGATTTGCGAGACAATATACAAGCGATTGCATGATATTCTGAGTCCTAGTGAGCTGTGTGTCACGTGTCTGTATGCTAGACGTGGTGGTATAGATATCAATCCGGTACGAGCCACATCTGAACGAGCGATTGCAATCGAGTGCCCAGATCTAATTGATGTCAATGCGTTACATACCAAAACTGCCAAACAATGAGTGAAGGATCTACCGGACAACATAACAGACATTGCACATATATTACCTTATGCGAGCAATGTAGGTGCACCTAAAATTGAGCCTGATCATAGTTTAGCGGGTTGGAAACAGGCTGCTGTACATAATGCTAACAAACATTACAAAGACAAATTTGATGAACTAAAATCTCAATTCGAACAGTTTGCGGAAGAGTTTAAATGTAATGAATTGATGTACAATGCAGAGATGAGAATCAAACCGGTTGTAGGTAAGGTGTATCACCTGTATAGTAGAAGCACTGGTGTCAACTATGTATCGTTGTTTGCTCCAGATGAGCGGATGGGTGGTCGTGAAGATTTTATAGGTTCATTTAAACTCAATTACGACAATCGTTGGGAACCAGCGTAAAAAAAACGACTCTTCAGCATCACCTGTAAGAGTCGAAAAAAGTTTTTTATCACCGGATATATCATTTCACCGGTTGTTGAGACTAATCTGAGATTATCCGAAGTACACCGACTGTGTGCCGGGTGTGAACGAATCACCGAGATTGTTTATCACGATCACGTGGTAATAAAGCTCTGCACCAAAAATGTTGTCAACTACACCGTAACGGGTGAGCAATCCAACACGAGGAGCAAAGTCATTAGGACCTACTGTACGTTGCACCATCACTGGGATGTATGGGCAGTAAATGATACCTGTGTCATAAAACTCAGGTCCTTTGTAACCCATGAGAATGTACTCGAGGCGAGATTCGCCACGTTTACCATTTTCATATTGTGCTTCTGTACGTGTGTCGCGATAGACGTTGAACCTGCCTCCAAGATTTCCAACCCGGGCAATGCCGACTGGTTGGGTGTTCACGTTGCCTTGAACTTGCATCCACTGAAACTCAGGGAGCATTTCAAGAATCGCACAAACACGAGGAGTAGCAACTAAAAAGTTGGCTGCTCCACGACGGTTGCGGATAGCGATACGATTCGCTTCAACAATGATCTTGGCGTATAGGTCACGATTGCGTTCTGCTAGCCAGCGGCCATCAGCTGTGGCGGGACTCCAGGTGCTAACACCTTTGCCTGCTCCAGCGGAAGCTGCGACTTGAACCATTCTCATGAGCATTTCACGATCGATTTCAGCCTGAATTTCATACGACATTGCGTTTGTCAATTCAGTGTCGATATCGATACCGTTCATGTTCTTGAGATCCTGTTCAAGCTCCACGCTCCAACGTGCAGCAAGTCTACGTGTTCCAGCTTCAACAGCTGTTTTCTCAAAAGAAACTTCCAATTGTGGAATGTTTCCTGTGAGTTCGTAATCTTGCAACAATGCAGCTACACCTTTGTCTTCATCGATGAAATTGAGTCCAACGTCTGCGCCGCCAGAATCCTTTCCAGTCAATTCATCCGAAGATGCACCTGTGAAACGTGTGTCTAGGTCTTGGTATCCAACTTCTTTCCCGTGAGGGTCTCCACTAGTGCCTGCGTCTGATGCATATGCACCATTGCCGCCACCGGAGGATTTTCCGTCGATACCTTCACCAAGTGTGTCATTGGAGTACTTGTAACGCATTGCGAAAGCAAGTCCTACCGGTCCACTCATTGGTTGAACGCCTACTATCTCATTAGTGATTAGTTCAGGGAATGTACGACGAATCATCGGGATCAAAATCTTCGGGAGACGAGCATCGCCTCCTGCGTAGAAATCTGATCCACCTGGGACTGCTCCTCCTTGACCGGGGCTACCTTGTAGCGCTCCACCTGCCATGCCACTGAAAGATCCAGAAGATCCTCCTGCAACATTACTCTCACGTAAGCACCAGTTCTCTTGGTTTTCCAAGAGGATAGCGGTGTTCAAACGAGAGTGATCGTCAGTGATAGCTTTGACGTTGTCAGAGCTATAATCAAGTACGGGGGCCCATTTCTCAAGAAGTACGCCTGCGCGTTCTTGATCGATATATGATTGTGCGGGTTTTACCTGTGCCATATTCTAATGTTTCCTTTTCACTCACTCAGGCCGGATTGGCCTCAACAAATTTTACCACCTGTTCAACTCTCCCATGTAGTTGTTGAACAAATTAGAGTCTTGTAAACCGGGTTCGGTTTGTTCTATTTGACTCTCTACACTTTCTTTTACAACTTCTTCACTCTTGCTCACCGGGCGGTCGGATATCTTCTTTCCTGTGGTGGCTTGTTCTTTGAGCTCAACAAGTTTGTCTTGTTCGGATTTTTCGAACATGTCCAATGTGTATTGAAAGTTTTCGTTTATAAATTCAGCTGTCTTGCCTTG